AGTCACGGTACCCACCACGAGATTCGAACTCGTACTGTACAGGGTTTAAGTCTGTTGCCTCTGCCAATTGGGCTACGCGGGCATTTTTATTTTTGATATGAAGCGGAAAATGCCGGATTCGAACCGACGGGCTGGTTTTCGCCAACCGCTCGCTTTCCAAGCGAGTGCATTCGACCACTCTGCCAACTTTCCAGGTATTCTGTACCGTAAGGTGGATTCGAACCACCGACCCTTTGATTATGATTCAAAAACTCTGGCCAACTGAGCTATTACGGCATGTTAAAAATGACTTTGGTCAACCGCTCGCCTCCCACCATCCGTCTCATGCACCTCATCGGCCTTATGAGACCTCAGCCTAAGCCTCGTCCGTTGTAAGTCATTTAGTTTTTTAGTAATCCGTGGATCCGGCATACGGTCGGTCCTTTGGTAGGAATAGCTCCTTGGCAGTTGCATTGAACTGCGTGTTTATTCCAAGTTTCACGTTGGTTCCAGTCTTAGCATCGAATAGACGATATATTGGAATCTCCGTGTTCTCATAATAAACGAATCGAATCCCGTGCTTTAATGCTACCATGTTACCAGCATCGATCGCGTCCCTAAGACCAAGATAGACGTTTCCGCTTTGTCGAACCGTGTAGGTATGACCCATGTACGTCAGTTCTGGGGAATACGTGAAGTTTGAGGATTTTTTAAGCTCGCAGTATGCTACGTTTCCGCGTACCGTATCGTTTCTTACCCTGGCTTCTAAGTAAAAGTCCGGTGTGATAAGGCCTGCATCCAATAACTGATCAAGTTCCTCCACCGATTTACGTTCGATCGATTCGAATAGGTTAAAATTTAGCACGAGCTTCATGTACTTATTTATTCATGGTGGACCAAGATGGAATCGAACCACCGACGCCAGCCGCTTCAAGACTGCGCTCTACTACTGAGCTATTGGTCCAATTTGGGCCCCGTTAACTGATCAAAGTATCCTCACCGATGACGGGGCCAGCGCGGTTACTTGCTTAATATGATCCTTATTGTGTGTCCCTAGATGGAATCGAACCACCCTCATTTGGATGTAAGCCAAACATTCTGCCGATAAACTACAGGGACGAATAGCATGCGACTCAAATTGATACCAACGATCTCGGTCCCAGGTTCGAGGTTTAATGCTAAGGTATGTGCAACGGTCACCCAGAATCGCATGTTGTGAGAATATCAGGAGTCGAACCTGAGACCTATTCCACGTCAAGGAATCGCGCTAACCAACTGCGCTATATTCTCGTAATTTAAGGTAGCCCGTAGGGGGATCGAACCCCTGAATCTCCAGGATGAAAACCTGACGTCCTGACCAACTAGACGAACGGGCCGTTTAATGTATTCGATAAGGGACTCGAACCGTCGTTCATGGACTGAGAATCCATTTTCCTAGCCACTAGAAGAATCGAACATGTGAGGCAAGCATCGGATTCGAACCGATCGCGCAACAGATTTCCCTGTCTCATTATCCGAAGGGCTACAACCCGTTGCAACAGTTAGTGGCTCTTTATTCTGTGATAGCTTACCGTGTGTACTCTCACCTGGACTCGAACCAGGAACCGGATGAATATAAGTCATCTACTCTAACCAATTGAGCTATGAGAGCAAAAATAAAATGGAGAAAATCGGGAGAGTAAACAGGCGGATTTGAACCGCGATTTCAAGTTTGCAATTTGACGGGGCACCAAGCCCCACGAAGTAACTCTTTCCATTGCTACCATTTTGGTGGAGAATACGATATTCGAAATCGTCTGTTGTTCGCATTGCAAGTGCGATGGCCACCCTAGCAGCCCCATCCCCCAAAGATTAAGTAGAGAAAGTCGGAAGAGATTAACAGGCGGTTTCGACACCGCGACTTTTGTTTAAGAGACAAATGCTGGACTCATCCTTCATACTCTAATAATTCTTTTACATATATGATTTTTACATTTTTTAATGAACTAACGAATTCCTTTTTGTCTTCCATTGATTTTGGCCAAAATCCTTTAACTTCAAAATATTTTTGTAATTTTGGACTCCAAAAATCAGGAGTATACCAATGGTCTTTTCCATTTTTATCAATCCAATTAAATTGATGTTCTCGATTATGAATCGTTGGTTTTATCCAAGTTTCATCTATTTTATTTAGGATTTTAGCAAATCGTAATTCGTATGATCCTTGAACTTTTATACTTTCGCCATTTGGCTTAATGACCATGTACCATTTGCATCTTCCGCCTTTATTTGAACTCGATAATTTTCTTTTATGCTCGGAAGATAATGATTTTTCTTTATTCCAAGGTATATGCCCTTTATGAAAAGCTGTTTTAATTTCTTTTTTATTAATAGTAGACGAATAATACGTTAACAAAGACTCACGTATTTTTTTCTTAGATTCATTAGATTGCTTTTTTCTTTTACCTTTACTATTGATTGCTGCAATCGACAATTTTGTTAAATAAGTTAGATCACTTGATCTAAATTCAGCTGCACATTTTTTTGAACAAAATTGTCTGCTTTTCTTATCAGGAATAAATTGTAATTTACAGTTTTTACAAAATATCATATTCATACTATCACATGTTTAGTTTATATAAGACTTGTGCTTAACTATTCATTACTATTACTGTTTTGTCGGGCATCCCCGACTCGAACGGGGGGCAGTAACTCTTTCCATTGCTACTACTTAAAGTCTGGATGACAGGTGACGATCCTGCCTGGTCTAGATCCCAAATCTAGTGCCTCACCTACTCGGCCACATCCAGTTATAAATTATCGTTAATGAATTCTCTTATACTTAATTCCATCAATTTAAAGTCTCGATGCTTCCATGGAATTCGTATTACTGTCCAACCTTCTGCTGTTATTATTAAATCACGATTAATATCATAGTCCTTTCGTTCAATATGTTGCTTACCATCAATTTCTAAAATCACTCTTTTATCAATAAATGCAAAATCGGCAAAGAATCGATTTATTTTATAATCTCTTACGAATTTAATCTTTTCTTGATTAAATAAATCAATCGTAAATTGTTCCGCCCATGACGGCTTTTTATCTAACCTAGAAGGAAATCCGTTATGACGACCTTCTTTTGCTAATTTTTTTTGACTATACGAAGACGCACAGCTTTTAGAACAAAATCTAGTTTTACAATTTACGCCAATTTTCATTTCTGTTTCACATGATAAACAATGTATGATTTTCTTTTCGAAGCATAAGTCACCATACCTTTGTCTATTATATTTCTCCCAACTTCCATTACTTGGTCGACCAGTTAATGTTCTACTAACCTTTTCGTTTATATGCTTTCGATTTTCTTTTGTACTAAATCCTCTAGCGCAAATAGACGAACAAAATCTACCACTTCCGTACTGGCCATCGTGTGAATTACCACAATTTTCGCAAGGTTTCATAAGATCGTTTATTGTTATTTATATTCGAACTTATGTTTTTTTCTTGCTAGTGTAGTGATACCTGGACTCGAACCAGGGACAACATGAATATCAGTCATGGACTCTACCAACTGAGCTATATCACCATATATTGTAGGGGTAGCGGATTTACCACCCGCCGCTTCTGATACGATCTCCGCTTACACCCCTTGTATTTTTATTTGTTTTAAGTGCCCCCTCGAGGATTCGAACCTCGGACTCCTTGACTACACCATATCATCGCGATTCAAGTACTCTCATCGGGATCTTCAGGTTCATCTACCTCGGTCGTCCTAAGTACCCATCAAGCAAGCTTCATATGCAACTAACTTGACCTCTCCTTAAAAATCCCAAGTTCAGGCCTTAAACCTGACGCTCTGAACCAGCTGAGCTAAAGGGGTATATTTTTATTTATTTCGACGAGCTCCTAGACGGGATCGAACCGCCGACCCTCTGAGTACAAATCAGTGACTCTACCGACTGAGCTACAGGAGCATTATTTCTAGCGAGCCGAATAGCCGATTTGAACGGCTGACCTATTGTTTACGAAACAATCATTCTACCAACT